TAGCACTATAAGTTTCTAGAGTCAAGTCCCATATCTTTGAGATATTGTACCCACCACTCAGGATCTTTTATTGTTCTCCAATTTGGAACAGGAAGATCATTCTCTACAACATAATATTGATAAAGAGCATCATCGATAGTCTGTGCGATCTCCATATTCTTCTTCCTCTTCATCAACGTCTGCATATGCATCTGCCAAATAAGGTCCGTGTGGTTTTCTGGATTCTGCTTTGACATAGTTCTTTTCGTCGTTGACTGCAAAGATCCAAACACTTAGTTTCATTACTATCCAAATGATTGCTATAGGTGATAAGCAAGCAATAAGGATTAATGGGTTCATGTTACTCCTTATGTACAAATTTATCTATATCAGTATTGTTCCAAATAAGTTGATGTGCCAACTTATCCCTTAACTTATTGATGCGTTCATCATCATATTGCTGAAAATTACCTCGTTTTTCTACTTTTTTGTAGTAATGTAAGGCATTAAGGATGATCGTATGATCCTCCATCGTCAAATCAAAGTTCATGCGAACATTCCCTTATCACTCATATATTGTAGAGTTTCTTTCATATCACCAATGTGCTTAAATCCAATATTAATTTGGGGATATGTTGCTTCTGGTCCAAATTCAGCCTCAAATCCTCTCTGAGTAAAATGATGATTAAGTTTATATTCTAAAATTTGTGCATCAAGTGTCTTAAAAAGAGATGCCATTCTTTCGCACTCTTGATTTCCGTTTGAATAAATTACTGCTTGCATGATTTTCTCCTCCTTTACTACCATTTGTTTTGTTTTATCACACCAAACATATGCGGTTTCAGATCCATCTTCATGGATGATACTATATCTAGTCACGTTGCCTCCAATCGTCTGGTTTATCTCTTTGAAACCAATCAACTATTTCATCGGCACTGTCGAAACCCATTTTGTGATTGGATGGGTCCGGGTCTCCTAAACCCATCCTATTAAGAAAATCGTCTGTACTACCTTCCTCAATATCTTGAGAAGCTTGTCGTCTTGCTTTCTGCAACCAATCTCTTGCAAGAGTGTGTGCTTTAGCAAGTTTTTCTGCCCAAATCATGTCTTCTAGTTTTACTTCTTCTTTATTGGCAATCTTTTTGCATATGAATTCTAGTCGTAGTCTGTATTGGGTAGAGAGCATACTACTGATTTTCCTGTATGTGTTTATTTATTTTTGATCTCAATTCTTTGGCAAGTTTGAGATTTTTTCTGTACATCATATATTTTATCACAGGATTACTAGGATCGTGTGTTATCCACCACCATTTTCTTCTTATGTTTGTAGATGCTAACTCAAAAATATAATTAAATGCTTTTGCTACATTACTATCTGTGATTATGACATAAAGACATATGCCGAATACTACTAATAACAGATATTGTGTAGTCATTAGCGAAACTCCTCGTTTCTCCGAGAATCAAGATACTGTAGAATTTCAGATCTCCACTCCATCAATTCATAATAACATTCTTGATTATGTGAACATTGACGTAATTGGTGATCGGGTTTCAATACACTTTCATAGAATAATCCAAGTGCATCACGACGTTTTTGTTGCTTGTCACTCATAGAAACTCCTCCAGTGTAGACGTGGTTTTTTTCTTGATTTTAGATTGTTTTTTAATATAATCAAGTGCCTGTTTATATGTCTTTACAGAGTGCACTTGCTTTCCATTATGTATAATACAGAACCCCTTAGTCTTTCCTGCCCATGGGATAGCAGCCCACATTCCATCTTTAGATACAAAACCATCAGGGTCTCCCGGTTTTGGATTAAGGACACCCTGATTACTCACAAATGGTTTCTGAAACTTATTCATCAAAAGAAAGATGCGTTCACACTCACAATGGTGGCATTAGGATTGCGTGCCAGTGCTACTTTCTTTGCCTCTTCATAATCCCTGGCATGAACAGTCTCTTCAAAGACAGTACCAGCAACATAGAGTTTGACTTTGCATTTCATGGGTTGTTCCCTTGATTACTTTTGTATTATAACAGAGTGATTCAGGTAATCTACTCTTAGTGGACGGTTTGAAAAGTGGTTAGAAGTCCAGATACCCTTCAATTGCTTTATTGATAGCATCAGAAAGACATGTCGGAGGTTCAATAGTGGTAATTAGACCACCAAGATCACATTGGTAGTAGTCACCAAGTTTAAGTTCAATCATGGCACCATCAGCACCCTCTTGATAGAGAGATCGTGCCTTTTCATCTTCAACAATTACTACACGACGTGCCGTGAGATCAATCACCATCATGTAGTCGAAAGTTTTACTTTGACGGAAATCTTCGACAGTCTTCTTCTCACTCAAGAAAGATTTAACTTTGAACTTTTTGGTGGCATGAATGTCCTTACGTTTGTAGAACAAATTCTTACCCATCTTCAGTTCGATCTTCTCATCACCGAAGGTAAAGTCATATCCAGTTTGATCCACACGGACCAAATCTGAGAACTTTGCGATTGCTTTCTCCACGGCAGTTGCACGGGCAAAGTTATCAGCATTTGAAGAAAATCCTTTGTCATTGTAGAGAGAATCTACAACACCAAAAATCTTACTCCAATCAGTTCTTGTTTCGAGAGAATCAATTAGATGCATGGTAAAAACTCAACGACGAACAACAGAGATAGCAGGTTCACCCTGCTCAAATACAGTGTCAACCACTGCCTGAACACTCTTAGCAGTGTTGATACCCACTTTATCATAAACAGGGACACAGACCAATCCAAACGTCTTCTCAGCACCACCCAGACGGATCACACGACCGATTGACTGACTGATTCCGATATAGTCCATGTTACGCATAAACAAGACTGCTTCTAGACCTTTTACGTTGATACCTTCAGACAGAATAGAATGGTGCATAATCACGAAACGAGTATCATCCTGTCCCCACTGATTGAGAGTCTTGAAGAACTGCTCACGGGAAACTTTCTTACCGTTGATGATAGCACCAGTCTTAGATGTAATATACATCCAGTTGTATCCACGATCTTCCAACTGACGGCAGAAGTCAGACTGAGAAACAAGACGCACAATCTGCTTAGTAGAACGTGCGGCAACAAGGATTTTGTTCAGGGAGTTAGCATCAATGGTGTCCAGCAGATTCTGCTCATCAGACTGTTTGAAATCACCCTGAGGAAGTTGCTGAACCACAACCTTAGGAGGAAGAATATAACCTTCCTCAACCAACTGAGGAGCAGGAACATTACAAATGACATTGCCATAAACAGCAGTATCATTCATACCTGGTTTGAAGATAGACAGAGAATGTTTAGGAGTTGCGGTGAAGAAATAGCAACGATCAGAATCGTTACTGAAGAACTCAGTTGCAGGGAAGAAGTTACGCTGAACAGAGTTGTGTGCCTCATCAAAGTAAATGTTGTTTACTTCAATGTCTGCCTCTTGAATACGGTGCAGGGAGTGATAAGTGGTAAAGATAATGCAGTTCTCACCAGCAGTCCTGGCAGTGTTAGCAAACAGATGGATCTGTTCGGGTTTGGTGGTGTGGAAATACTCAACATCACCACTGTGAACGTGCATCACATGTGTGTGAGTGGTAGAAACCAACTCAAGAAATTCTTTGCAGAGTTGTTCTGCCAGAAGAATACGGGGAGCAACAACAACAGTAGTGACACCAGCTGGCATCGCTTGCTGATGAATGGTATCCTGAATCATGCAGATGGTCTTGCCACCACCGGTAGGGATGATGACTTGACCTTTGCTGTTGTCCCACATCGCATTGACTGCTTTCTTCTGATGGGGTCGAAGGGTGATGGTCAAGTCGTCTCCGTATCAATGTAGATATTATAGCATGAAACCGTCCCTGGTGCTACCCGGCAGACGGTTCTTTAAGTGTCCACCGACTATCGTTGACTACCATATAACCAACTTGTAATAATATATTTCTTATTTGATATTGGCATTCTTCCTCTATGTGCCATATACCATGATGTTGGAAATATTAATAGTTGTCCTGTTTTTGGTTTGACAAGAGTTCCATCAACAAATTCAGTTTCTCCACCTTCTTCTACATCATTCAGATACCAAATAAGAGTTAGCATTCTAAGACCATATTGTTTATCCAATGAAAAATCATTATGCCACCTAA